CCACAGTATCGTGGCAGGAACTGGAACGGAGAAATACACTTATACGACATGAGATCTAAACAGATCTATGTTGGGTTACTAGACAAGATCGTCCAGTTCTGTGAGAACTACGGATATAGTTATAAGTTTGAAGATAATAAGTTTTACGGAACTCCTTACGAAGAGAATGATTTCATCTCTTTTGAAGGAGTCAGAGATTATGTGAAATCTATTTCGGTTCACGAGCCACGACAATACCAAGTCGAGGGAGTATACGATGCTCTAAAACACAACCGAAGACTATTGATATCTCCCACTGCGTCAGGCAAATCTCTGATGATTTATTCATTAGCAAGATATTACGTTGGGCAAGGGAAAAATATCCTGGTAGTTGTTCCCACGACCAGTCTGGTAGAGCAGATGTATAAGGACTTTGGGGATTATGGGTGGGACGCCGAGAGTTACTGTCATAAGATTTATAGTGGGAGGGAGAAGAATGATGATCGTCCAATTGTCATAACTACATGGCAATCTATCTATAAACTTGACAGGAACTGGTTTGAGAAGTTTGATGTTGTGATTGGTGATGAAGCACATCTTTTCAAATCAAAGTCATTGATTCAGATCATGACCAAACTACATCATGCAAAATATCGTTTTGGTTTCACAGGCACACTTGATGGCACACAGACACACAAGTGGGTGTTAGAGGGTCTCTTTGGTCCGTCTTACAAGGTTACAAGGACTGAAGAGTTGATGAGACAAGGACATCTCTCACAACTTGATATTCAATGTCTAGTTCTTAAACATGCACCACAAAAGTTTGATACCTATGAAGATGAGATTCAATATCTCATATCTCATGAACAGAGAAATCGTTTTATTAAAAACTTAGCACTAGATCTTAAAGGGAACACACTTGTGCTTTTCCAGAGAGTGGAGAGTCATGGAAGCATACTCTACGAGGAGATAAATAACAACAAGGGTGATGACCGTAAGGTATTTTTTGTACACGGTGGTGTTGATGCTGAAGAACGAGAATTAGTCAGAGAAATAACAGAAAGAGAAAACAATGCAATCATTGTCGCATCTTATGGAACTTTTTCTACTGGTATCAATATTAAAAAACTCCATAATGTTATCTTTGCCTCTCCAAGTAAGTCCAGAATCCGCAATCTTCAAAGTATTGGACGAGTTCTTAGAAAAGGAAAAGGAAAGGTAAAAGCAACACTGTACGATATAGCGGATGATTGTACATCTAACTCAAGAAAAAATTATACACTCAATCATTTTATAGAAAGAATCAAGATTTATAATGAAGAGAGTTTTAATTATGAGATAATCACTATTCAACTTAAGAAATGATAGAAGACGATTTTTACGCTACATTAAAGTTTAAGTCTGGTGAAGAAATCTTTGCTAAGGTTGCTGCTTCAGAGGAAGATACAAGAACAATGCTTTTGGTTTCAAACCCAGTCATTGTAAATGAGATAAAGACAAAACATGGTGTAGTTGGATATAAAGTAGAACCATGGCTCAAGACAACAACTGATGATATGTTCATTATTGACTTATCTGATATTCTTACGATGTCTGAGTCTTTCGATATAGAAATGATAATGATGTATCAAAACTACGTCAGACAAGCAACTAAAGAAGGTAACTATACAAAGATAGATCGTAAGATGGGATATCTAGGTAATGTCAATGATACTAAAGAAATCCTAGAAAAGATCTTTAAGAATAGTAAGAATACTAAGAGCTAAAGCCTTCTTATCAAACTCCACAAAGTTATTCTACTTGTATTTCAGATACTGTCAAGTCCTTACTTGCTATTATTGTCTTAAGATGATATAATCCATACATATTATGAGATATACTTATGATAAGACCGGGTATGGCTAAGAGAAAAAGGTCCGAACATTACGTTAATAACAAAGAGTTTCTTGCTGCTCTTATCAAGTATCGTGAAGACAAAGAAATTGCAGAGATGAAGGGTCTTCCCAAACCTCCTATTCCACGCTACATTGGGGAGTGTTTCTTGAAGATCGCAAATCACCTGTCCTTCAAGCCTAACTTTGTCAACTACATGTTCAAGGAGGACATGATCTCTGATGGAATCGAAAATTGCGTTCAGTACGTTCATAATTTTAATCCTGAGAAATCCCAGAATCCTTTTGCTTACTTTACGCAGATCATTCATTATGCGTTTCTCCGCAGGATCCAAAGAGAGAAGCGTCAACTAGAAATCAAGAACAAGATTATCGAACGATCTGGTTACAGCGAACACGGCATTACCACTGTTGTGGATATGGGTGATACGTTTGACAGTCGTAAGGGTATTGATTTTTCTGCTCTGACATGGGCAAAGTCAAACTATTATGATCGTCTCCGTGATATGGGTGTGACTGTTCACACTATTGTTGGAAATCATACTGCCTACTACAAAAACACCAACGATGTCAATGCAGTTGACCTTCTCTTGCGGGAGTATGAGAACGTTGTTGTTTACAGCGAAGCGACGGAAGCATACCTAGACAAGTTAAAAG